AGAATACCCCGATAATACGTCTAGCTTGTCTAATGACGCCAAGGAATACACCTCTTACTCTAGCAACTACATTTGAAATCATTTTGGTAAATCTTCCAAAGATTTTTCCAGTATCTTTCTTTAGAAACTTACCTGTTCCACCTTTTTTAGTGATATCGCCTACTGCATCAAAAAAACGAATAAATGGTCTAAATATTTTTGCAAGTCCACCACCAGTTAGTTTATTAAGAAGTTTTAGTTCCCCTTTAAGTGTTTTGAAAAAATTTACTATTATAATAACAGGAGCAGCAATAAGTCCAGCAAGAGCACCTAATCCCATACCACCACCTTTTGCAACAGCACCCATGAAACTCTTTAACATTTCTTTTGTGTTGTCTGCTACTTTTTGTAGTAGTTTATTTGTTTTTTTGCTTATTCTTGCTTCTTCTCTTGATTTCTCAACCTCTGCAGCACTTAATCCGCCCGCTGTAGTGTCTCCATCCTCACGAACACCCATTCCTTTTTCTAGTTTAACAGGTAGTTGGTCACCTGCCATTCCTAGTTTTTCAGCAGCACCTCTAAGTGCTTCTAATTGTGCTTTTTGTGCCTCTTTAAGTTCAAACTCAGCTCTCATTGTTTTTGCTGAACCCTTGGCAAGACCCAATTGCATTTCAAGAAGTCTATTCTCTCGCTTTTGTTTCATCTGTTGGAATATCTTACCACCCAAAGATGCAGCGAGACCTGCAAACGGTAAATTCTTCAAACCAGCAAGTCCAGATTTGTCAATGATTTCTTTCGCCATTGCTTTAGAACCACCAACAACACCTGTTGCAAGTTTAGCCATATCAGTTTGAGCATTTGCTACTCTCTGATTGACTTCTCTTAACTCTTTAACGGATTGTGCTAACTGTTGATTTACTGTTTCAGAATTTGCCATTTATTTTACTTCTTCTTTGTGTATGCTTGCGAACCGAAGAACGCTGCGACTATACCAGCAACTGCAACAAAATATGTTGGAGCCATACTGCCTAGTGTTTTTTGTGCTTCATCTAATCCAATCAGTGATGCAATTACTACTGCAAATGGATATAATAATAATCCAAATAAAGCGAACCATGTCATTGAACGCTGAGCGTCACGCATGGCATCGTTATCTTCAAGTTCTTTTCTTTTGAACTCCATATACATTGCATGCTCTTCATCTGATACTTTACCATCCCCATTAGTATCTGCTGGATGGTGTGTTGCTTTTTTAACCTCTTCTTCTGCCATAATAGTCTCTCCCTCTATTATTATTTATGTTTACGGTTCGCCGCACGTTGGCGTTCCTTCATTTCTTGCTCTTCCAAATACTGCAAGAGTAAAGAAACGTATACTTCCCTCTCCCACGGTATCCAGTTTTCTATCTCAGTTAAAGAAAACTGATGATGTTTCATTAGAGCAAAATTAGTCTTAAAATAACTCTCTAACGAATTATGGGAGAGGGCTATTAAAAAAAACTAGCCATCCCCTCAAGTACTACAGTGCTTTCAACACCTGTATTCGGATTCTTCACTTTAACCTCTTCTTTGACACGAGGCATCGTAGTAAAGAAATTATTCATTTTTTCAAACTGTTCATGTGTCATAGAATCAATAAACTCATCTAAGTCTTTCTCATCCATGTCTTTTCTGTCAGTCACATTCTCTGAATCATAAATTGATGAAATACATCCTTTGATAATGTCAAATGCAGCGTCTGCTTTATCAGATGCATTTGCCATAACGTCAATTAGAGGATACTGCATAACAATACCTATGTTATCACTCAATTTGATTTCACTAGTGTGTTCAACATTATTGACACATTTAATATTTGCAAGGTTAACTTCAACCTCTACTTTTGTTTCTTTGTCATCTGGACAAGTAACAGAAACCTTTGTTGTTTCTCCTACAGACTTTCCACGCAATTGCAGAAAGATGTATTCCAAATCAAAGAAAGGAATTTTTGAAGGGTCAACACTATTAAATGTGCAATTAGAAACAATATCCTTAATTGCTCTAATTTGGTCTGCTTCAGTTCCAGCACCTTGTGCCATTAGAAGAAGTTTTTCTTCTTTTACAAGGAATGGACGAAATTCCACTTTTTCACCATTAGATGGTAACGTCAACTCATATTTCGCCGAGGCGAGTTTTGGTAATGCCATAATTATCTCCTATTTACATTACGATGATTAAAATCTTAGTCCTCTTCCGATTCCTAGATTACTTATTGGGTTCTTAGTTATTCCTCTAAAGAAATTTCTGAACGCCAAAACTTTTTGTTGTGCGAACACAACCCTATCTCTTGCAGCCAATACGTCATTGAATGCTTTACCAGCATCCTCAAAGATACCTTTTTCACGGCCGGGGAATTTGTCATTAAATGCTGCACCAACTGGTCTACTAGTATTTGGAAACATAGTTTGAGTGGGTGTACGAGGGTCAAATCCCATCGGTGCATTTCTTTTACTTACAACTTGTTCTTTGTATTCTGGATATTCAACCCATGATGCTTTACCATCATTAGGATTACCATGTGCTTGTAGTGGTATCCATTCTTTGAATGAAAATCCTACAGTATGTTTTAACAACGCACTAACGGTTTCGTTACTTACTTCCATTGCATTTAGTGTTTTGGGAAATGCATTTTTAATTTTAATACCAGCAGTCCTATGATTCTTTTCATCTAACTGATATACCTCTATACTTCCAACATAATTATCATAATATTCTACATTGTAAGTTGTTGGAGATACGATATAATCTTGCCATGAGTTAAATACCCATCTTTCTTCATGGTTATTTCTTAAATAAAACTCAATAGAAATTTCTTCACCATATGTTAATCCTTGTGCAACCTCATATGATGGGCCATAGGCATTTTCATTTGTAGTTGTACGAAGATTCTTGCCTGGAAATGATACACTATTAATACGAAATGTAAAATCTCTAGGAAGTTGACTTTTTAGATTTTCTTGTATTGTAGGGGGAAAGTTAATTACTGCCTCAAATCTATTAGGACGAGCTTGCCCATCCTTCTGAAAGGTTGCTAACCATTGTTCAAATGTTTTATCTCTATCTTCTTGGACAGGATAATCAAACATTAAATTATTTTCTTTTGCCATTAACTTGGTCTCCTTGGAGTATTAACCATTCTTCTAGAATCTGCATACACTCTGCTTTCGGTTGCTCTCTTGAATCTTTGTACTGGTAACAAAACCGCAATCATCATTTCATCTGCATTAATAATACGAAATGGTGGTTTTACATGATCCATAAGATATCTTTTAATTGTTGGTTGAACCATTCTATTTCTTTTAATTCTATTCCATGTTAATTTGATTCTAGTACTTTCGTCCATAGGGCCATTAGCATACTCTGCCATCACGTTCAATAATTTCACACGCATTGGTACTGATAGATAATGAAAATTTAATCCCATAAATCCCTCAGATACATTATTTGCACCGACAGGTGTTATTGGTAGTATAAGAGGAAATCTATCATAGTAGGGAAGTACATTTTTGTCATCTTTATATTTGGGACTGTACATGAAGAAATTCATCTTACCGAATACTGGGCGAGTTTTTAACTTACCCTCACGGAGTTGTTCCCTTGGATTTATCTCTCCAAGTTCTTTTACTTGATTTCTAAACCAACGGATAGATAAATCTCTACCCCCTGCTTTTTCAACTATCTTGTCAACTGCATCTGTCATACCTCTATTTATACAGTTAACCTAAGTGGTCTTCAGTTAAAATCTTGAATTCCATGTTTCTATCGTTACACCATTCTATTGCAGATTCCCACTTTGCTTGGTTTACACCCCATGTACGGACTTCACTGATAAATCGTGGTGTTTTGCGTTTAGGGAGTTTTGGTGGGCCACACTGTGCCTTGGGTTTCACTTCAATGATGATTTTTTTGATAGAACCATCCTTCTGTTTTACCTTAATATAGAAGTCGGGGAAATACCGATGGCGTCTACCATCTAGGGGTGATATATATGGTATGATGACTTCTTCACTTCCCCACTCAAGGATAGATGTGCTTTTGTCACAATACACCATAAACCGTCTTTCCCATAGGGAACGGTAAATTATTTTATCTACGTCACCTTTATATTTCTTTTGATTAATTGGGACGTATCTTCCACTATATGCCATGTCAAACCTTATAAATACTTTAAAGAACGAATTCTTGTAGGATTATTTATATGGCAAACTTAGAAAGTATAGTAAGTAATTTAGTTGGTGCTGGTGGTAAATCACGTGCTGGTAATTTACAATACCCAATGGATGTTGGTACAATGTCCAGAAATGACCACTATGTTCAATTTTTTATCAATGAACAAATAGATGCCAAAGCATCAATTAATGGTGGTGCTGTACCAAATAGTGGTGGGCCTCCTGGCAGTGTTACTTACAGTGATAGAAGAGAAAGAACACTGGAAAGGGCGCCAACAACCAGAGCATCTGGTTCTATTACGTTATACATGCCCAATCAGATTCAAGTATCACAGAAAGCAAACTATGGTGAAGCAGAAATTGGACTGTTAGTTGCTGGTGCAATCGCAAGTTATCAGACGGTATCTGGTGGACTATCACAAATTGACCTTGGTTCAGTTGCTGATACTCTTAAAAAGGAATCTGGTACTGGTGTAGCAAAAGCAC